CGCCCGCCCCCACCCCCCGGCCGCCCCGACGGGGGCCAGGGGGGGGCGCGCACAGGCGCGAGGCTTGGCGAAGCCTTTTCAACACTGACAATTTGTAAACAAATTGTGAAGTGTTGAAGGTGTGATGCAAGGTCACTGAAGTATACGTAAGTATACTTCAGCAGTGTTCAGTTGACAGGGCTACCAGTCTTGACTAGACTGGTAAACTGAGAAGGGTGAAAAAGACGAGTCCTTTCAAGGGATTCGTCTTTTTTGTATTCTCTACAAGAGAATACAAATAAAGACGGAGGGATTGAAATGTCTAGGTATCCACCGGCTCTCACCGATCCTTCTCTCGTAAGAGAGAAGGTCGATGAGTACCTCGAACAGTGTCGAAACTCTCGTAGAGAGTTTGAACTGAAGAACGGCTCTGTCGTTGTTCGGTACGAACAACCGGCTACAATGATCGGTCTAGCTGTACATCTGAACATCCGTAAGGATGTTCTGTACAGCTACCTAAACAAGGAACCTAAACAGGGTGTTGATGATACAATCATCAACGAGATAGGCGACTGCCTCGCGAGAGCCAGAGACGAGATTGAGTCTATGACTCTATCTCGCTCTGCCGTCGGAGACTACGATCCCAAGATAGCTACGCTTATCTTGAACGGCTTCGGATATGCCTACAAAGGCGACCAGAACAATACTGTTCTGGTCAAGATCCAAGGAGCGAACAGCGATGAGGTTGACGAATGGAGTAAGTAACTTATAGTTACTTACTCATTCGTCAGATACTTGTCCAACTATTCGTTAAAGTACACTTTAACGAATAGTTGACTGTGAATGATGGGAGCATCCCTCCCCTCTCCTCTCTCTTTATCCCCCCCCTTGATTTTTGGGAAAAACTGCACTGCGCGCAATTCCCGGGTGTGGGTATCCCGGTCGCCGCCGGTAAGGAATCTTTTTTATATCACACACTCACGATTGTAATAAAACTTGGAACTACCGTTCTTTACTCTCATTCGCCGGTAGTTGAATCCAAGTTAAGTGGCAGGTTTTTATTCCTTTCCCTGCCACTTTTTTGATGGGGTGTAGCCAAGATGGTACGGCAACGGGTTCTGATCCCGTCATTTGCAGGTTCGAGTCCTGCCGCCCTAGTTTATTCACTCTCTGCAGGCAGTAGGGGCTTTACTACATACGATCCTTCATGCACCTCCTATTGCATGAGTCACACGTGAAAATGAGTTTGCTTTCTTTGTCATTGAGTTGCTGTCTGCAGGGAGTTTTAGTTTAGGGGGACGCATGGCATACGGAAGGAAAGAAAAGACTAGGGAATTAGAGTTAAAGGGTACTCCTTCCGAGAGGCAGAAAGAGTTCTTCAAAGCCACTGCGAGAAACATCGGTTACGGTGGAGCGAGGGGCGGCGGCAAGAGTTGGGCAATGAGAAGAAAGTTTGTGCTCCTTGCCCTCAACTATCCGGGGTTGAGATTGTTGTTACTCAGAAGAACCCTCCCCCAGTTATACGAGAATCACGAGAGACCGTTGGCGATCGAGTTAAACGGCTACGTCAATTACAATCAGACGCGGCACGAGTTTCTGTTTCCTAACGGCTCTCTGATAAAGATGGGTTACTGCGAGAGAGAAGAAGATGTTCTGCAGTACCAAGGGCAGGAATACGACGTAATTGGTTTTGAAGAAGCCACGCAGTTCACTGAGTACCAGATGCGATGGTTAAGTACTTCATGCCGATCGACGAGGACGGACTTTACTCCTCGCATGTATTACACCTGCAACCCCGGTGGAGTCGGACACGACTACATCAAGAGGATCTTCGTTGACAGAAACTTCACGGAAGATGAAGATCCTGCCGACTATGTGTTTATACCTGCGAAGGTATATGACAATGCCGTCCTCATGGAGAACAACCCGGAGTATGTCAAGACGCTGAAAGCCCTCCCGGATCATCTGAGAAGGGCGTACTTGGACGGCGACTGGGACGTAATCGAAGGGCAGTACTTCTCCGAGTGGGACAGGAACAAACACGTCATCGAGCCTTTCTCCATTCCACGCGACTGGCGTAAGTTCCGCGCTATGGACTGGGGCTACAACGATCCAACATGTTGTCTGTGGTTCGCTGTAGCCCCGGACGGGCATATCTACGTGTACAGGGAGATCTACGAAAGACAGCATCTTGCGTCGGATACGGCGAAAGAGATCAAAGAACTGAGTGCTTTCGAGGATGTGACGTACACAGTAGCAAGCCCGGACATGTGGCAGAAGCGCGGCGTGAAAGACATCATGGGCGGCGAGAACATTGCAGAGACATTCACTGCGATGGGAGTACCGCTGATAAAGGCTGACAATGCACGAGTTGTAGGGTGGCAAAGAGTCCGGGAGTTCCTGTCCTCCTCTCCCGATGGTACGCCGTACCTTCGGATCTTCTCCACTTGCAAGAACTTAATACGGACTCTGCCCACCCTTTATTACGACGAACACGATCACGAAGATGTGTCTGATAAGTGTGAAGATCACGCGCCAGAAGCGTTGAGGTACGGGTGCATGAGCCGTCCTTCGCCGAACAAGGAGATGGAGAGGGTGATGGCGAAAGTGATCCCGTTCGATCCGTTTAGAGAAAACAAGAAAGTTGCCAACAGTAACGACTATCTTTCTTTGAGGTAAATGATGGAAAAGTCAATCATGGAAAAGATCCGGGAAGGGCTGACGAAAAAACACCGACCCGACGATCAAGACAAGAGTTTCGTCGATAGTGTGTACGCCCTGTTCCGCGAGTTCATGGATGACTATCGTACAGAGTGGACGCGACTGGATGACAACGAAAGAATGTACCACGGCGACCACTGGGAAGGAGTTTCCGACCCTGTGGCAAGGAGGGGCGATCAGCATATGCCCAAGCCTGCTACGCCTATCATCACGTCTACGATTGAAAACTTAAAGGCAGACTTGTCTGACGAGTTCCCCGAAGCCGTTATCGTTCCCGACAACCCGAACAACGAACTCCTCGCAAAGATTCTGACAGTTGTTCTGCGGCAGGAGTTAGACGCGGCAGGTTGGGAGAAAGAGTACGACAGGATCACGCAGGACGTACTGAACGACGGGTGGTGTCCTGTCGAAGTCGGTTACGACCCGTACTCGAACTCCGGGATCGGATGTTCCTACATACGATACGTTGTCAACAAGAACTTCATGTGCGATCCAACAACGGCGAACCTGCAAGACGGGCGAGCCGTTTTTAAGATGGAGCGCAAGCCGATGGACTGGTTCGTCCAGAGGTATCCAGACTATGCGCAGTACATCAAGCCCGACGGGGATCTGATCTCTGCCGATCATGACAACTTCTCCTCGACAGTTCAGCCGTCGAAGGAGAACTATGTGCGTCTGATCGAAGCATGGTTTCGCGTCTACGATGCCAAGAGCAAGAAGTACAAGATCCATTTCTGCAAAGTCGCAGGCGGCGTAGTTCTTGAAAACAGTGCTATTGAAAAGCCGCAAGGTTATTACTCTCACGGATTATATCCGTTTATCATATTCCGCTTATTCCCTCAGAAAGGCTCTGCGCTTGGTTTAGGTATCACTGACCTGTTCAAAGATGCCAACAGGTTCAGCGACAAGCTAGACCAGATCCTGCTCATCAACGCGTACCGCGCCTCTCGCCCACGTCTGCTAGTTCAGAAGGGGACGGTCGATGTTGAAGATGTACAGGATTATGCCAACGAGGTCATTGAAGTAAGCGGTGCGCCTGCGGCGGCAACGACATGGCAGGCTACACAGCCGTTGCCGTCGTACATCATGAACTACATACAGATGATCCGTACGACGATCAAGGAAGAATCCGGGTCGAATCAGCAGAGCCGTGGCGGTACGCCGTCGGGTGTCACTGCGGCTTCGGCTATCACTGCGTTGCAGGAGATGGCTACGAAGCGAAGTCGCATGGAGGCTCGTGCGATCCACTACGGGTTCAAGGAATGTGTGCGTATGGTTCTGGCGATCCTTCGCGAGTTTGATGTCGTGCCTCGCGAAGTGGCAGTCACGATCAGCGGCGTGCAGACATTCTTCCCGTTCGACAGATCTACGTTGAAGCAACTGATGAATGGCAATGATGGCTTGCCGATCGAGCATTACGTGAGCATCAAGACAGCGCGGCAGACGAAGTACAGCCGCATGAGCCACAACGAATTGTGGTTGCAGATGCTTCAGACGCTTGGTGGGCAAGTCGATCCCGTTATCATGTTCGAGGGCTTGGAGTACGACGAGAAAGAGGAACTCCTTGACAACATCCGTCGTGCGCAGGCAGGCGGCATGATGGCACTGCAACAGCAGGTTGCTCAGTTGTCGCAGTTGATTGAGGAACAGACAGCGCAGATTCAGCAGTATGAACTTGCGCTGTCTCAGTCTCAGTCACTCCTCGACCAACAGGGATATGGACAGGGGATAGAGACTAACAGTCTACAGGGATCATCCCTGCTTAGATAAACATCGGCTTTCGTCACGTGCCGTAAACATGGCGTAAAAGAGGAGAGTTATGGAAGAACTCAACAATGTTGCTCCTGCAGAGACGGGAATGAGCGAAGCAGAAATCAGTGCGCAGATCGATGCGATGATGGGCGATGCCGCATCCGCTGAGGCTGAACAGTCGTCAGAGGAAACCGCACCCGGCAGTGCGAACGCTGAACAGAACATCACAAGCCAGAAAGATTTCAACAACGCACTCAGAGCGAGACTGGGCGAAGAACGCGACAAGATGACTCGCCGGTACGAGCAGAGTCCAGAGTACATGCTGGGCAAGCAGATGCTTGAACAGCGTATGCGTAAGGACGGCACTACGGCAGACGTTGCGTATCAAGCCATCCGTAATGAGCAGATCCAGTCGCAGGCGAATACCTACAAAGAGAACCCGGCGGCTTTCTAT